CTCCCTGACTACTTTGGGAAGAGGAACTGCTGATCCATGCTCAGAATACAATTCTATGCTTTGGAACTCTTCTGACAGCGACAATTCTCCGGAAAGACAGCAAGCAAGACAGCAAAAAAGAAATTTGAACTACTATTCAAATATCTTGGTTGTTAAGGATCCTGCTAATCCAGAAAACGAGGGGAAAGTTTTCCTCTTTAAGTACGGTAAAAAGATCCATGACATGATTGCTAAAAAGCTTAAGCCTGTCTACGATGACGAAGAAAAAGTCAATATCTTTGATTTTTGGGAAGGTGCTAATTTCCGTATGAGAATTAGCACTGTTCGAGGTGCTGACGGAAGAAGCTACTGGAACTACGACGACTCCACTTTTGATTCGCCAAGTGCAGTATCCGACGACGATGATAAGTTGGAAGAGATTTGGAAACAGCAGTATTCTTTGGCTGAAATCGTAGCGCCTGACAAGTTCAAGTCTTATGATGAGTTGAAAGAAAGACTCAATAAAGTTTTAGGTCTGGCGGGGGTTTCTCAGTCTAAGCCGAAACCAGAACCGGAACCCGTCAAACAGCAATCTTCAGAAGAATTTCTCGATGATGAAATTCCTTTCGACAAAGAGACCAAAGGGTCTGTCGATGATGACGACGATCTCTCAGTATTTGCATCTTTGATGGAAGATGACTGATTAAAAAATGGTAGGTGGCTTAAGTATTGCCACCTACCGCCCCTTGAATTCCAGTAGTTCCCCAATCATTGTAGCCCACAGGACTTGTCGGAAGAAACATTCCTTTTTGTGTTCCACCCGCAGCAGCCGGATCGTTGGTTGGATGCCTTCCGTCTGTGTCGGAATCCGTGCTCATTGGATTCTGAGTGGCTTGATTATAACCAGCTATATTTTCTTGAATTTGTGTGGTTTGATCGCCTCCCGTTAAGGACGAAAGAACGTCAGCATTAATCCCCATACTGCCACCTATCAGTCCAGCGGCCATTCCCATATTGCCTGTTAGTAAAGCGGTTGCTGCTAAAGGATTATTACTTCCTACACTTAAAATGTTTTGAAGAAGAGATCCAATTATAGGGACTTCTGCCAGCCCACTGTCAATCAAAGCTTTTTGTGCCATATCAAAAACAGGCGCTGCTGCCGATTTGATCGCTCCCTGAAACTGATTGAATCCTTCTTCACCAAGAAGAAGTCGAGTAGCAATCAGACCACCAGCACCTGCAGCAAAACCTCCACCAATTCCACCGCCTAGAAGAGAAGACAATCCTGCAAAGGCTCCAGCAGAACCAAGGAGTGTTATTAGATTTTGATTATTGTAGAACCAATCTATAATGCCTTTTAGTGTGGGGTTTGATTCGATAAATCCGTCAAGGGCTATTCCGCCGATTTCATTTCTCATCTTTTTGATTTCTTCTTCTGTTCCACCAGCAAGAAGTGTTTTGGATGTATCACCTGATATTCCAGTAGCTTTGGCAAGTTCTGAAGCACCAAGATCAGTCAATGTCTGTTCTACTACAGATGCCTCGCCTGTAAGTACTGTCGATGCTATACCTGCATACTGCTCACCAAGCTGACTAGTTACTAGCGGAGTCTTTACAATTTCTTCTAAAGTTCCAGAAAGAAGTGTGGGGAATGATTCTTCAAGACCTTCTATGTCAGGAAGATTTCCCTTAGTAAGAAACTCAAGTGCCTTAGCTTGTTCTTCTTTATTTCCATACAAAGCCTTGACGTAAATTCCTTGAAGGTCTTCGGTTTCTATAGCCTTATCGATTTTTGTAAAAAGACTTTTTCCAAAAAGTATGGCTTGTGCTTCTTCAGGTAAATTTTCTTTGTCAAAGATTGTTGACAAGGGCTGATTTTCTAGGGTTTCTATTCCTAAAAATTCCTTCATGGTCTCTAAAGGATCTCCTTTGAGAACATCACCAACAGTCATTAACTTATCAGGATCAACACTTTCCATCATTTTAAGTGCAGAAACAAGTCTTTGATTCGGCCCTTGATCCTCAAGACCAACAATAGCTGGAATAATTGACTTAAAGTCCATGTCAGACAATGATGGAACGAGAGCTTTAATCTCAGCTTCATACTCAGTAGCTACGTCACCAATAGCAGAAAGTCTTCCTACTGGCGTATCTGCCGAAGCAATCGATTGAACAGCCGAAGTAAACGGCGTAAATCCTTGACCGGATTGAATAGATTGAGCAAGACCTGATGAGATTGTAGAAGCTGATGGTAGGCTTGCAAGAGAAGAAGGAAGAGAACTAGAGATAGCAGAAGAAATGCTGCTGGTAGGTATGGCACCAGAGCCGATGAGTGAACCAGCGAGAGCACCCAAACCTCCTTGGGATCCGAATAAACCTCCTGAACTGAATAATCCTCCAAGTAATCCTCCTTCTCCCAATACTGCTCCGGTTCCTGTTCCAGTTCCTGCTCCTCGAAAGCTACCCGGAGTTGCACCGGAACCTCCTCCACCAACAGAATTTAGCCAAGCTTTTTCTTTATCAATTAAATCGTAATGTTTTGCTCTAGCTTCTGTAGTATCCTTAGTTTTAGTATAAAATGTTTCTACGTCTGAATCACCTGCTTTAAGATTTTGGGATGGCGTTCCTCCAGTCGTTGTATATTTGATGTTGAGTCTTACGTCACCTAGCTTTTCGGCTTCCTTTGCAGTTTCTCCGGAGGCATTGTGGGTCGAAAAATTGCTTACGTTGGAGCCAGATAAAGCATTTTCTAAGGCTTTTTCAATATTTTTCTTGTATTGAGGATTTTTTCTTAATACCTCTTTTTTCATATTGTATTTTGCTGTATCTTTCATTGGCTGATAATAGCCGGGAATTAACATATCTTTTATATTATTAGTCCCATGAGCATTAGCTCTATTGAAAACTGTTTCGATAAATGCTGTTTGAGCATCTATGTTAATGCCACCAACTTCAGCATAAGTGAGGTTAATTAATTCTTGCTTGAGTTTGCTGTCATCTGCAATTTGTTTTGCAAATCTACCTCTATTGAAATATCCACTACCATGATATTGGTAATTATCGAGACCTTTGGTGTATTGATCAAGTTCACCATTTTTTATGGCATTATGAATCCACATTCCTTCATGGGCTGCTTTAACGCCCGGTTTTGCAGTCTCAGCGTGACCTTTTACTTGGTTCGGCGTCAAATTATATTTTTTCATCAAGCCAGCAATAAGTTTTATGCCTGCCTCACGCATTTCTCCTTGTGGTTCAGGAATTCCTGATCCAACAAAACTGATACCAATAGATTGTTCATTGTTGAAAGGTGGTCCTGCATAAGATTGAGTATGGTATGTTCTGGCATTTTCGGGAGCAACTTGAGCAATACTACCATCTTTATCTACGATGAAGTGATATCCTGTATGAAACCCTCTTTCATCTGATGATCCACCAAATGACCAAGAAATAGCACCTTCCAAAGATCCACCAGAAGTATGATGAATTACCAATGCACTGATAGGTTTATTTTTTTCAGTAGCTTTCTTATTATAGTATTCAATTCCGTTTTTGGGATTTGTTTCTCCGTAAGGTTTATACCTACTTGTTATTTTTAATCCCGGAAATCTAATATCTCCCATTATCTTCTAGCCATCTCTTGTTCTTGTTTCTTTTGTTCTAAGTAATCAATTAGCATTGACGAATATAATTCAAGTTCAAAAGGGACCATGTTCTCAAGATCAGAAATGCTATAGCCATGATGTTGAGCCATATTAAAAATTAGCTTGAAGTAATTTTTAAGGTTGTTATGGCCCAACAGTATTAAAAAAAATTGTTGATCCCCTTCAACGTCATAGATTTATCTTTTTTGCCTTCTGTCCATTTAGCTTCGACTTCAACAGAAGGCATCGAAGCAATAAAATCTTTACACAGTTCGATATTTGCCAAGCTCAGGGATTCGATGAATTCGTCTTTCTCCTCATCAGAGTATGAAACAAATTCATAAGACTGGTCTTCATGGAATACTGATTTGACAGAATATTTTAAAGTATCGAAAAATGCTTCAAGTTCATTTTCTGTCGATACCTTGGCAATCTCATCTAAAGAGGGATGCTTCATGATTAGAGCAGTCGTGTCGTTTAGAATGATCTTGTTAGAAGTGTTATTTCTAACAACGTTTACGTCACTTAGGTTGACTGTAGCCTTTTTTCTTTCTTCAGTTTCTGGGTCTGTGATTTCAATTTCGATGAATTCGCCAACCGAGTTAATACGTAACTGAATAAAAAGGTACTCTATATCGTAATATGGAAGATTGCTAATGTTTACAGATTCATCAATAATACAATTTTGAATGACCTGTTTGATAGAAAGAAAGATTTGATCTTTTTCTCCAGACTGTTTTGCCATCAAAAGAATTTTTTCTTCTTTAACCAAAAATGGTCTCATTAAAATCTCTCTGTCTAAAGACGGAATTTTTGTCTTAAAAACAGCACTCTGAATTTTTGGTAACATTTTTCATCCTTTAATCAATTTGGGGTCCAGAATTTATGGTTCCAATTTTAGGTCTTTCGGTTATGATAGGCGCTCTATCGGGCATTTCGACTTTATCTACGTATCCACTCTCACCAAATGATGCTTTAGGTCTAATGTCGCCACCAAAGGCACTCATAGAGTAAGATCTGTATTTCATTACACATGCAACTGTTGCTATTCCATCTCCGTTGCTCCAATCCAGCGTTACGTCAGAGATAGAGGCTACAAATGCATCATGCAATGTGTATCGAGTGACAACTTTTCCTGTTTGGTTGTAGTGAATGATAGAAACAGCGGATTCATACTGACTCGGGTATCCGACAAATCCGTTTGGATCGACAACACTATCCATCATTTGATTGAGTGCCGACAAGCAGCGTCCTTCGTTGTCCAACATGAACGTGATGCCAACACCAGTATATCCTCTCGAAACCGCTCTTTCGATAGGTCTGTAAGGGCCACTACTAAATGTGTCAGTCAGAACACTTGATCCGGGTAGGGAAGTAGCCGATGCTTGAAATCTTAGATCTGGGAAAACGGAAAAAAATACTTCAAACAGAGCAGATTTAGCAAAGTCTCTTTTGAATCTACCTTTAAATTCTTCTATACTGAAACCCATTTTATATCCTGTCCAAAGATTCTTTTTGAGCTAATCCGGTAATACCCGGATTTGGTGAAGCACTACCAACAGCAAACATTTCAACAGGTAAAAATAAGGCAATATCCCATTCGTAAGATTTAACTTCGAATAGTGGAGACTGAAGATGGTTAAACAAATACTTTTTTATACACGGTCTGAACATACTAAATTTCGAGGCAACCTTCAGAATCTGATAGCTTATTCTTAACCTTGTTTTATCATCATATGTATTGTCACTAGCCAAGGTATAAAGTGCATCCATCAAAGCTGCTCTCGGCTGGAGAGGCAAATAGTGTAGGTTGATGCCCATTATTCCATTATTTATGGTGTCTATCGGAAAAATCATTGGTAATCTGTCATGGTAAGGAAGTTCGTTAGCCATCTTTGGGAAATACTGAAAGAAATACATTCTTCCGATAGATGGAAGTTTTGCAATTCTATCTCTATTTTTGAAAATTGTTTCTTTAGAACTTTCTAATGACATAGCCCCGAAGCCACGGTAATATTGCCTTGCCTTCTTTGTTCTCACTGGAATAATTTCTTGCTCTAGTCCTTCTTGAAGGATGGAGTGAAAAACGTCTTTAGGTCTTTTTCCTATGACTTTTTCTACGGTTTCCCTAAAGGAATTTAAAGTTATCGCCATTTAAAGCCCTAATTCGTTTTCAGTTAAAATTTGAAACTGCCACTTCCTATCTTTACAGAAGCTTTCAGCAGCCTTCCATTTAGATTCGTTGATAGCATATGTTTTAACTTTATTTACATATTGTTTAGTAACTTTTTTGGCCTTTTCCGGTTTTTCTGTCTGATATTTTGGTTTTATTTCTATGACCAAAACA